ACAGGCCGTGGTAGGTGACCTGGCTGTAGTAGCCACCAACGTAGAGGCACGGGTGCGACGAGTCGAAGCCCCAGCTATCGCACGAGTACGTAGAATCGCTGCCGTTCGCCGCAGTGGGAATGAACAACGGGAACCCGCCATTCGTCTTCACTGTAAACTTGGAGGGGTAGCCGTTCGACGGGGTGCCGACACTCACGCCGTTGGCGCTGTCGCTGAACTGGTTGGGATTCTTGATGACGTTCAGGCCGCTGCCGTTGTAATAGCAACCGTCCATCCAGTCGTACACGTTATCCCACAAGCCCTCGATGTTGCGGTACTGGCAGCAACTATACGAGGTGCGGGAGTTCTGCGTGGTGCCGGTGTGGTACGGCATACTGTCCGTCGCGCCCATGTTGAACTTGCTGCCACTTGGAGAACAGCCGTACCCGATTTTCGCCTGAGAGTTCCAGTCGGCGAACTCTACGATGTAGAGCAGCCAGATGGTAAAGCGCATGGCGAAGTCCATCTGCCAGATGTTCGAGCCGAGATTATGGATGCTGGACCGAGCAGACGAACGGGTGATGTCGGCTTTGGGCTGACCACCGGACTGGCTTTTCCAGTTGCTCGTGTGGCAGTGATAGCGACCGATGTACACGACATCGCGCTCGCCCTTGCCATCGCCCCTGTCCATGTGGGCGGGGGAAACAGAAAAGCCGCTCTGCGCTCTGTCGGCGATCTGGATTTTCAGGCCGTTGCCGTTCTGGGTCAGCTTGTACCAGAACTTCGGGATGGCGACCATCGTACCGCCGGTGCGCTCGCTCTTGACCATGCCCGCCCACGGCTGCAAATCATCGAAGGGAGAACTGTAGGAGCTTGCGCCCTTCACATACGGCACGGGGTCAGTGAAGCCCGCCGCCTCATCGGTGCGGGTCCACTTGGTCGTGCTGCTGCCATCCCAGCTCGCGCCGTAGATGTGGACCATGTTGGTCACATTGACCGTAAAGGTCTTGTTGGCGGGAGCGTTGTGGTTCGTGCCAGCCGCGACCTTTACGGTTACAGTCACGTTGCCCTCATCGAGCGCGGTGACGTTTACCTTGTTGCCGCTGACCGACACGCTGACGACATCGGGGTCGCCGGACGTGGCGGTAATCACACCGTCACCGACACGGGTCACGGTGACAGCGCCAGTGGGCGTATCTCCGTCCAGCGACAGCGAAGTCGGATTGAGGCTCAGAGAGCCAGCAGCCTTGGCAATGCTCCACGCCACGGTCTTGGCTGTGGTGGTGCCGTCGCTCCACTGGTAGCCGGGCTTCGGAGTGAAGCTGGCGTTGTAGCTGCCCGCGTTGGTGCCGCTGGTCGTGCCGCCCAGTGTCAGCTCGGCGCTGTTGTAATCGTCGAACGTGGGGGTCTGCGCCTGACCGGTGTAGATCAAGCTCTCGCCCTGAGACGGGATGGCCGCAATGGGGATTTTGACGGTGGCGGTGTAGTTCTCGCCGGCCTCCGTCACGTTGACCTCTACGGACGCAGAGGTCTTGCCGGAAATTGTGGCGCTTACCGTGTATTTGCCGGCCTTCTTGACCGAAATCGCGGCAACGCCGCTGCCGTTTGCGGTGGCACTGTAGATACTGCCGCCGAGGACAGCCTTTGCCTCCGCACCGGGGGCGGTCGTGACCGTGATGGTCGCGGTGAACACGGCCAGCGTGACTTCATACTGGCCAAAGTACGCGCCGGTGGTCACGGTTGCGGAATACTGCTCGCCAGACGCGGTGCTCGCGCTGACGGTGTACTCCGTGTTGCAGTTCTTGACGCTGACGGAATCCACAAGACCCTCCGGCACGGTGCCGGTTTTGGTGTCTCCCGCGCCGTCAGTGACCGTGTACTCCTGACCGGCGAACTCAGCGTCGAACGTGATTTTCAGAACACACCCGGAGCCGCCGCCCCCTTCAAGCGCTTCGTTTGCCTTCTCCAACGCGCTGTTGGCGATGGCGCGAACCGCTTCAAGCTCAGGGCCGCTGACGCCGGGTACGTTCACACTTCCATAGTTGCCCATAGGCTTACTCCTTTCCTTGCTGAATCCGATACCTCACAGAGATGGCACTGGCCGGGACCTGCAAGGCACGGAATCGGATTTTCCCGTCCAGCATCTCGCAGGTCGGGCAAAAGCCGCAGGCCACCATAACAGCGACGGATGCGGGGTCAGGATTGACCCTCGCTTCGTCATGTTCGGTCACGCCGGCAGCAGTGAGGTCATAGTAGTTCGGATAGGCGTTGGTGTCCGCTGACCATCCCGTTACCGGAATCGTCGCCGACACCTCCTGCGCCTTATCGGGCTTTTGCGCTTCGAGTTCCTCCAAGGCGTCCGCAGCCGCGTTAGCGACTTCGGCGATCTCGGCCTTTACCTTCAGCGCCAGAGATTTCAGATGGTTAAAGGCTACAACTGCCAATGTGTATCACCTCCTAAATATGGCTGAGGGACAGGCAACCCTCCACGACCCACCCGTCTGCCCGTCCTTCAGGCTTTACTGCTTAGGTGGTGGGGAAAACCTCGGCCAGCATCTCAGCGACCTCACCGTCGGTGGCGATAGTCACCACGGGGGTCTCAGTGCCGTTAATCTTGATGTTGCCAACGGTAGTGCTGGCCTCGACCTTGGTCGCACCAGCGGCGACGCCCTCGACCTTGGAGAAGTGCTCCTTGGACATCAGGCCATCAGCCTCGGCAGTAGCCTTCTGGTAGGTGGTGTCCTGTCCGGGGATGCCCAGACCAGTGATGTCCTCCTTGGTGACGGCAGTCACAGCGGTCACGTGGCCCAGCTCATCCACAGTCACCTTGTAGAAGCCGCTCGCAGCGGCGGTGTGAGAGGGGTGGGTGTAGTTATTCGCGCCCTTTGCGATGCCGTCCAGCTTGGTCTTATCGGCATCGGAGAAGTTGTTGTCCGACAGCACCTTGTCGCCGTCCTTCTGGACGTAGTTGGACAGGTCAACAGTGGTATCGTCCAGCAGAACGACCTCGCCCTCAACCTTGGCATAGATGTCGTAGTGCTGGGTCTCCTCGTTCAGCACGAGGTACAGCACGTTGTCCTGTGCGGAGGCAGCCTCGGGAACGGCGTCCACCTTCTCGAAGTGGGCATGGCCGGTGGCAGCGATAGCGGTCTGGATGGCCTGAGCTACCTGCGCGTTGGTCTGATACTGGGCGTCATTAGTGAGCTGGCTGACCTTGGTAGGGATAGCAGCCTTCAGGTTCGTAGCCAGAGACTTCAGATGGCCGAGCTTGGTGAGCTTGTTGACATCGTAACTCATGATAAAATCCTCCTAATAAGTTTTGGTATTATCTCAGGCTTCGGGGTCTTCCGAGCCAAAGATTTCGGAAATCATCTCAGCGACTTCGCCGTCAGTGGCGATGCGGTCATCCACGATGGCGTCTACGTCGCCTTCGAGGTCTCCGGTGCCGAGAGCTTCCAGCTCGCCGGCGGCGTTCTTAATCTGATAGACGGTGGAGACGCCTTCCTCCACCACAGCGATGACCTGACCGACATAGGCGGTCGGGTTGGTCTGTGCGTAGGTTTGCGCGTCGGACATAGAGTAGAACACCGAGTTTTTGTCCAGCGGGAAAGCATCCTGCCGGGACATACTCAGCGGGAACTCCATAAAGGCAAAACTCTTGTCAGAACCGTTGATAGCCATACTTCATTCCCTCCTCTCAGCCCAGCGTGACCTTCAGGGTCGCGGCATTCTCGTAAGGCACAGCAGGCTCAAACACCCACACGTTGTACGCAACGGCGGTGTAGCCCTCAGCGCCCTCTACATTGACGGAAGACTGCGTAAAGGTGCTGGTCACGTCGGCGTTCATCGCGGTCTCGTTGATGACCTTGGTCACGCCGGTCTTGCCAGCGATGCAGGCGATGACCACACGCTGCGCCCCGGCAGGGACGTTGATGGTCAGCGTACCGGCGGCATACGCTTTGTTGCTCTTGGTCAGGCCCCGGATGTAGGCACTGTCAACGGTGGGCTTCTCTGTGGTGGCCCCGTAGAAGTAGTTCCGGTAAGGCGTGTAGGCCCCGGTGGTCTTCTCCTTCGTACCGGAAGCGATGTTCACGGCAGGGTCAGAGGCGCTGCCGAGGTTGTCGTTGGCAGTCACACCAGCGCCGTGAGTGGCGATGGCCTTGTACTTCAGGGACGCCACGACGTTCTCGCCGCCCTGGTCTCCGATGATAAAGCCATTGCCGCCATTGTTATCGGAACCGGCGCTCAGGCTGGCAGCGTCCACGCTGGCGATCTGCTCAGTGCCGCCGTCAGTGATACGCTGCACCACCCAGTTGGAGGCGGTGACACCGGTCTCCGGGCCGTACTGGTAGCTGCCGGGGTTCAGATTGCCTGCCGTGTACGCAGCAGACGCCAGAGAGGTGCCGGCCTCCACAGCCTTCGCACCGGACAGGTTGAACCCGCTGATGCTGGGCTGGGCGGTGATAGTGGGCTGAAGGCGTTTGCTCAGGATTTCGGTGAACACGTCCAGCACACTCTTGCCCTTAGAGCTGAGAGTGGCGGTGCCGTCCGCGTTCTTGGTCAGGTTGCCGAACTGGGTGTAGTTGCCGGCCAGCGTGATGTCCTCCGGCATAATCACCTTGTCGGCATCCACATTACCGGTGATGCTCACCCAGTCCTCACCGTCGAAACGGTAGGCAGTCATCTCATAGGTGATGCTGTCCACCACAGTGACCACAGCAAACATATCTCCGGCCTTCGGGGTAATGCCGCTGTGCTCAGTGAAGTACGCCTCGATGACCGAAGCGTCGGTCGCTTTGAGGTCAGTCTTGGTGCCGGTGTAGACCGCACCACCACCCACACCGTTGAGCGCCTCAGCCAGATCGTCGTCGGTGACGTAGCCGTCCAGACTGACGGTGGTATCGTCGAGCAGCTCGACCACGCCGTCAATCAGGGCGTACACGTCATAATGGCCGGTCTCATCGTTGTGGACGAGGTACAGCACGTTTTCCTCAGCCGCGCCAGCGTCAGGCACGGTATCGGACTTCTGGAAGCGGGCGTGGCCCGCTTTGGAAATCGCGGCGAGATATTCCGTCTTGATGCGGGTCGCCGTGTCCTTCAGGGCTTTTACGTTTACGACCTTGGTCTCGTCATAAGCCATATTTTGGTCTCCTCCTGTTTCTTAGTTTTGCGGTTCGTCTTCCTCGGGCGGGAACACCTCGTCAAGCATCTGCTCCGTGTCGCCGGTTGTCACGATGGCCTCGTCGGGAAGGCCGGAGCCTTCATACGAGAGTGTGCCATCGGGCGTGGTGGAGAATCCGTCGCCGAGTTTTACGCCGCCCAAGCGGTCCTTAGTTGCTACTGGCAATACATAGGTGCCACCCCCTCCACTGATGCCGCCGTCGGCAGACAGCAACACGAGGGTAGCCGCCATGTCCTCCGTCGGCGCTTGCTGCACCCAGAACCGCACAGCGCCGTCAAGCACACGGGAAGATGTGCTCATGCCGGCTGCCTTTGCTATATTCTGGGCGGCTTTATGCAACATGACCTGCGGAATCAAGCCCTCAACAGCCTCCTCAACGGGGAGGTCCAGATAAAGCTCTCCTTCCACAATGTCTTCTGCATCTTCCAAATCCGCGCTGCTGGCCCAGCCAGCGGCGGGATTTCGACCTCGGCCACATCGCCACCGCCGCCCAGACTGCCGCCGTGGGCGTTGGGGTCGGAGTTGTGGTCGGCAATCATCTGCTGCACGTGGGCGACAGTGGCGATTGCCTCCGGGTCGATGATGGCGGTCACGGCGTCAACGTCGCCCACCGCCGCGATGAGGTCGAACGTGGCGAGCTTGCCCACGATGGAGCTTGCAGGGCGAATCCACTCCGGCTCATTTTCAAGGGACAGGTAGGTGAACGGGACTTCGCCCTCGTCCGGGTCCTCAGCAAAGAGCACGATGTTCGTCAGGTAAAAGCCCGTCTCCACATTGTCGCTCTTGATTTGGACCGTGACTTGGCACTCGCCGTCCACGGGGTTTGTCACGGCGGCAATCATCGCGTCCATGACATACCCGGCAGACCCGGTCATGGTCTTCGGCGTCATGCCTTCGGGAATCTGGCCGCTGCCCGCCGCCGCCCTCGTGTACTTCATCGAGCATCTACCCGCGAGGACTTTGCCAATCAGACTTACGCCGGTGAGGGAACCGTAGCTCCCGTCTTCAAACTTGGACATAATCGCTCCTCCTTCTTAGTCAATTCTCTTGGATTTGATGTGCGTGTGATAGACAACCCCTCCTGCACCGTCCTGACGGCCTCTGTGCGCCCTTTTCACGTCGGGCGGGGTAGATGTCAGGGTAGGCGTCTGAACGGCTCCACGCGAGAGCTGGACGGGCATCTGGGCGGTCCTATCAGCACTGAACGGAGGAGGCGCGAACTTTGCCCCCAAATACCCGCCAAAGTTGACGCCCAGCACATCTGTGCTTTCTCTGTCTTGGCCCACCGGCACGGCAGACACGTCCGTGTCCACGAACCCGCAGCGCAGCAAGGTCAGGTCGTAGCGGTAGGTGCGGTAGGTGCGGAGGTAGAGCCGCATCCCGACCCCTGCCACCAAAATCCGCTTGATGGCATAGGCGATAGGCTCAATCAGCTCCTCCCGGTCGGGAGACAGCAGGCTGGTGTCTACATACAAGGCGATCTTGGCCGGAAACACATCTTCCAGCAGCACATCGCTCTGCTCCACATCAAGCAGCATAGCTGCTGCCCGAATCACCGTGTCCGTGTCGCCGCCCGAGAGCTGCGCCATGATTTTCACCTTGATGGCGAGCCGGTAGAATCTATCGTCAGAACTGACCCGCTTAACGCCGAAGTTCGCGCCATAGCGGTCAAGCACAGAGCCACAGGCATAGTCAAGGTCATCCCACAGTCGTACCAGCTCGGCCTGCTCCTCGACAGTTTCGAGGCCCCATGCAAGGATGGAGAACAGCTTGCCAATGTTGGTTTCCAGCGGGAGGCCCAACTGCACGTTGTCGTAGTCTTTTCGGCTGTAGGCGCTGGTCAGCGCGTACAGCATTTTGGAGAGGAACTTATTGCTCATTCGACCACCACCATATCCTCATTCGTGACCGCCTTCTCGCGGGCCGCGATGGTGATATTCTTCCAGCTGTAGGTCTCCCCGTCAGAGCTGATTTGCAGGTCGAAGTCTACGACGCCTTGGACCTTGAAAACCTCCGTCGGGAGGGCCACGCAGATGACGTTCTGGCCGATATTCAAGCCGCCGCGCGTGTCGGAGCCGATATACTCGGGGAGCCGCTGCTTGATTTGCTCGATGCCGTCCAGCGGAAAGGTGTTGTCGGTTTGGAGGTTGAACACCTTCACCCAAACGTTCACCGGCGCGGGACGGCTGAAACAGATATTCTTGATGTTCCCGGCGGCGTCTACCACCGGCACGGTCACATTGCCGTATGTCTGAATGCCCGCGCCCTTCCTGCGGTGAATGGACTTGGCGATCTCCTCGTCCAACCCGCCGTACACCACCAGCTCGATGGAGTGGGGCGGCAAGCCGCTGGCGTTAGTCTCGTCGGTGTCGTTCTCCTCGCCGGTCACAGCGATGACGGCCTCGACATTCTCATAGATCGCGGCGATAATGGCGTCGAGGTTGACGCCGCCGGCGAAGTCCGTGGAGACGTAATACCGGGCGCGGAACTCGTCGTCCGTTTCGGTGTTGCGCCCGCCCTCGAACGACGCGGCGTTTGTAACCGCCGTGATACCTGTCTTCGGGTTGGTGATAATGGTAATCGTACCGGCGTCCGTGTTCCCATCTGGACCAGCCACCACAGCGGAGGCTGGGAGCGTGATGCTGCCGTCGAGGATGACGCCGGATTGCAGCGTGATGTACTGTTGCCCCGCAACCGTCTCTGCGAGGTAGCCTTCCGGGACCTCCGTGCCTATCTCACCGGTAAAGGTGAGGTAGCCCACGGCTTTCTGCGCCCCGAGCAGCCGTAGGCCGATTGCCCGTCCGAGGTTGTACAGGCTGTGGCCTACCGCCGTGTCCACGAACCGGCTGTTGTAGACGTCTTCGAGGGTGGAGAACAGGAGGTTGAGCATCCAAGCGTAAATCCGCAGGAAAATACCCAGCGGAGAGCGCACGGTCAGGTTGGCTTTGGAGCCGAACAGCTCACGCGCCTTGTATTCAAGCGCGTCCAGCAGCTCTGCGTAGGTGGGGCGTCTGAAACCGGCGTCAGTCAGGCCCCAGTCTGTGGTTTTCGCCATTATGCTGTCACCTCCAATGTTATGGTCTCTTTCGTTACGAGCGTCGCAGTGAAGGCCACGGAGACGCTCCTGCCGTCATAGGAGACGGTCATTGAATCAATCCGGGAGACGTCCGGTTCCTGAAAGATGGCCTCCCGCATGATTTCCTTGATTTCTTCCTCGTCCACGTCATTCTGGTTGACACCGAGAATCCGTTCATAGTCGGTGCCGTGAACGGAATCTGCGAAGAACTCAGCCTTCCACGTCAGCAGGGCGTGTCGGACGTTCTGGACCGTGGTGTCACGGTCAAAAATCTTCGTGAAGTGGCCTTCCTCGTCCAGCACCAAGTCGCGGGTCTCAGGGTCAATCAGCAGGGTCATATTTTCCATGCGCCGCCACCTCCTATACAGGCTGCCCGGTCATGCCGCCGGAATCGCCCGGATGGGTGTGGTGCGCTCCGCTGACGCGCTCCTCAGCCACGATGTCCTGTGAGGCCGTGATTTTACCCTCCACGTGGACGTCGCCCTTGATTTGCACCTCGCCCTTCGTGACGGCGACGTAGACGCTGCCGTCATCCGTTGCGAGGACAAGTGCTTCGCTGGGGAGGCCCTGCACCGTGTAGCCGCCCGCCACGATGCCACCGACAAACACCGCGTCGGTTGTGGCGTGGTTGCGTTCGGTGAGCGGCTGGGCCTCCTTCGCGCCACTCACAGTGCTGTCCATGTCGTGGTCGAGGTAGAGCACCACGCCCACATCGCCCGCCTTAATCCACGGGCGAATGATGAACCCGCCGCTGCGGGTGCAAGCGACGGGGATGCTCAGAATAGGCGGCTGGCTCTCATATTTGCCATTCTGCAAGTGCTTGGACAGGGGCTGGACGTCAACCGTCATTTTGGCTGGGTCGAACGCCGTCACTGACACAACCGCCGCCACACAGATGGATTCTGCCAGCCGCCGGTCGTGAATCTGCTGGTAGTTATAGGGCTTTACATTCGGCATCGGCTCACCTCCTTAGTACGGCCTCAGCTCCATCGAGGTCTCCCAGTCGCTGGTCCTGCCGCCGCTGTGCTTGCCTTCCACGACAATAAAGCGGCCATTCAGGTCAGCCGACTGGATTTTGATGACCTCTGCGGTAGCCACCCGGTAATTGAGCAGACAGGAACGGGAGATGGTGTCCTCATCCCGGTCCTCGCCTGTGGTCTGAGAGTTCAGGTCGGTCTCCACGGGAATCTGCACTTTCTCCTCATCGGCCCGGAGCAGCCCGTTGGCCGGTGTGAGCGTCAGGCCGTTGTCGATGCCGTCATCGGCCTTGGTAATGTAGATTTGCCCGGTAGTCCGTATGATAAAGCGGCTCTTGCACTCGTTCACCACGATCTCCGTCAGCACCTGCTTCAGATTGCCCCGGCAGACCCGGCCACGCGGATAGCTCACATCGGTGGTCAGCTCGCATTTCGAGACCTCGACGCCGAAGATGTTCAGCAGGTCTTTCACGATGGCTGACGCCTTGGAGTTCTGCACGTAGGTCTTGTTGATGAGCTTGCCGAGAATCTCGTCGGCGCAGGGCTGGACGGTCAGCGTGGAGGTCCAGTCCGTGTTGGACTGCTTGTGCTTCAAGCCGACCACTTTTCCAATCAAAATGCAGCCAACATCGCCCTCGTACCCGGCGTTCAGGATAACCGGGTCATTCTTCTTGATGTTGGCGCGTGTGTTCGCGGAGAGGTTCGTCACCGTCACCGTCGCCACCGGCGGCTCATCGCTGTCATCAAACGGGATGCTGAACTTGAAGTCCAGCTCGCCGAGGGTGTACTTCTTGTTCCCGATGACCAGCGTGGCCTCCCGAATCCAGAACGCCATCTCACTCCACCCGCCTTTCGTAGAGGTAGAGCTTTACTTCCTTGCCGAAGTTCTCAGGCGTCACCTCGGAAATCTCCTCGCCGGTAATGCAGACGGGTATGATGACCGGCAGCGGGAACCGCTCGTCTTCCACGACGTTGAACAGCGCCCTGCCATACCGGATGATTTCTCCGAACACAAGCACGTCACCGTTGAGGTCGAGAAGGTCAACGGTGAAGAACTTCCCGACCTCGTTGTACTTGACGGTGAACGTGTACGTCTTATCCGTCAGCTTGATAGAAAAAGAGTACGGCACCTTCGACACGTCGATGTCGATGTACTCAACGTCTTCGTTCAGGTCAATCAGTTGCAGCGCCATACTCCATCATCTCCTTATCCTGCTGCCAGACCGTCGTAGCCGCCCGTGCTCCGCGTCAGCGGGGCAGAGCTGCTCGGCGTGTCGTATGCCTCCCTGTAACGCTCCGCGCTTGCAGAGCTGACCGATTGCAGGGAGGCGGTGGTCATTCCCATGCTGGCGGTTTTCGCCAACTGCTGGTTGTCCGTCTTGCCGGCGTCCTGACTGGACATCAGGACTTCGGAATCCATCGGCACAAACTCAGACGATACCAGCTTTACCTGTTTCAGCGTGGCCGAGAAGGACGCGCCGTTTCGGTTCTTGTAGCTGCGGTCAAACTTCAGGCTGGTGAACACGAGGTTCGTCATGCGGGTCACGCCGGTGTACGTGATGATGTCCCGCGCTTCCCGCATGGCCTTCAGCGCGTTGATGGCGCTGTCCCCGCCCACGATGGTGCCTGAAATCGTGAGCTGGCCCGCAGCGTTGTTTACGTGGTCGTTGATGTCAGCCCCGTCCTCTACCGGGTTAGAGGTAATAGAGCTGCTATAGCTCTCGCTTTCTTTCTCAACCACGCCGTTCTCGAAAGGTACGAAACGGACTGTCCCGCCCTTTCGCCCGGTGAGCGTATAAGCCATTTCGACACCTCCTTAGAAGGAATACTGGTTCTTCAGGGACATCTGCTGCAACTCCTCCTCGCGGAACTCGTCGTACAGCTCGCGGACCGTATCGCGCAGGGATTCGCGCATATTGTCCACAGTCTCCTCGGAAACCTCGCCGTACACGTTGACCGTGATGGCGGGGGCAAACGCCGGCGCGGGAGAGCTGCCGTCTGTGGGGAAGTCCGGGTCGCCGGTGTCGATGTCAACCGGCTGCGGCTTGTCGCCAGAGCCGCCCTCGTCGCCAGCAGGAGCGGGCTGCTCGGGACCGGTAACTTGGGTGACACCCACGCCGCTGGACAGCAGCCGCAGCAGCTCCGGGCTTACCATGACGATCTGCGAGACCTGCCCAGTCACAGAGGCCGGGTCGAAGCCGCTGACCACAGGGTTGACGCCATAGGTGACGTCCTCCACCTTCGGGGCGTTGACAGACGGCAGGTTGAACTCGGTGGGGATTGCGCCCTCGATGTCCTTCCTGACGCTGCCCATCGTCTTCTCAAAGCCTTCACCAACGCCAAGGGCCATGTTCGTACCAACTTGGTCGGAGAACACCTTCGACGGGGAGTTGATACCCAGCAAGCCCTTCACGCCATTGACGATGCCGCTGAAGAAGCCTGTCACCTTGTCGGTAATCCAGCCAATCATGGACGAAATACCGCTCCAAATGCCCTCGACGATGCTCTTGCCGATGTTGATGATACCGCCCATGAGCGCCCCGATGCCGCTCACGATTGCCGAAATGATTTGCGGTAACTGCGCTACGAGCTGCGGGATGGCTTGGATGATACCCGTTGCGAGCTGAAGCAGAAGCTGAACGCCGGTTTCGAGAATCAGCGGCATATTCGCTACCAGCGTGTCTGCAATCGACGTAATGATAGCCGGGAGCTGTTCAAGCAGCGCCGGAATAGCCTGTACAATACCAAGCGCCAAGTTGGTCAGGATCTGGATGCCCTGCTCCAAGATGAGCGGCATATTCTCCGTGAAGAACATGATGAGCGATTCGATAATGACCGGGAGCTGTTCAAGCAGCAGCGGCACCGTATCAATGATGCCTTGCACGAGGTTCATAATGATGGCCGCGCCCTGCTCCAAGATGAGTGGCAAGCTCTCGGTCAGCGCCACGATGATGCCGTCGATGATGAGGGGAATCTGCTCGATGAGCTGCGGCAGTGCAGCCATAATGCCTTCTGCCAGCCCGCTCAGGAGCTGCATCCCTGCCTCGACGAGCATCGGGATGTTGTCGATGAGCGAGGTCGCCACCGACACAATGGCGTTCACGAACTCCGGGATAAGTGTCGGGAGCATCTGGCCCACCGACGTAATCAGTGTGTTGACCAACTGGATGGCCGCGTCTGCAATCACCGGCACGTTCTCGACGAGGGTCTGCGCTATCATCAGCACAGCGTCCACAGCTACCGGAGCCAGCTCAGGCAGCAGCCCTATGATGGAGCTAAGTACCTCATCAAAAATACCAGCCGCGGCTTCGACAATAGGAGGCAGCAGCTCACCAATAGCAGGAATGGCCTGACCCAGCGCCTCCGGCAACGCCGATGCAAGGTTTTCCACGACCGGCGTCACGTTCTTCACCACGTTGCCGAAATTGCTTGTGACGTCGTTCACCAGCTTGCCGATGTCTGCGTTCTCATTGCCGAGACCAGCAAACAAATTCTGCATGGCAGCTTTGGTGCTGGCCCACGAACCGCTGATGGTCTCGGCGGCCTCCTTCGCAGTAGTACCTGTAATGCCCATCTCCGTCTGAATGACGTGGATAGCTTCGGTAATATCCGAGAAAGAGGTTATGTCAAACGTTTTCCCGGCGAGCTTCCCTGCGTCATCCAACAGACGCTGCATTTCTTCCTGCGTACCGCTGTAGCCGAGCTTCAGGTTGTCCAACATCGTGAAGTTCTGCATAGAAAACCCACGATAGGCATTTTGGATGAGTTCCATATCGGTGCCCATCTTATTGGCGTTGTCGGACATATCCGTAATCGCCAAGTCAACCTGCTCCGCCGCCGCTGCGGTGTCCCCGCCGAGAGAACTAATCATGCTCGCGGAAAAGCTCGTGGCGAGGTTCATGTAGTTGTTCGCAGACATACCTGCCGTCTGGAAGGCGTTTGAGGCATACTCCTGAACCTTTCCAGACGCGCTGCCAAACAGCGTATCAACGCCACCGATAAGTTGCTCGTACTCGGCATAAGCCGACACGACCTGTTTACCGATGGCAACAGCCCCCGCCACAGCAGCGGAGCTCACTGCTGCAACGGAGGCACCTACACCTTTAAGGACACCTCCAAGGCGTCCGAACTTCTCGCTGGATTCATCCGCTGCGTCTCCCAAGCCGTCCACATTCCCACGAGCGCCGCCGGCGGCATTTCCAAGTGAGGTTGTTTGGGTGGACGCCTGTTGAGCGCTCCGTGCCATATCAATGAGGCGGTCTTTTGCCCCCTGAACGGCGTTTCCGAAGCCGTTACGGATGGTGTTAATCGGGTGGGCGAATTTCGACCCGATGCTTGAAATGTCGGAAGTTACACTGTCTGCAAACTCCCTTGCTCTGCCGGTGACGTAAGTAAACGCGCCCCCTACGCCAGACCGGATGGACGATGAAAAACTGTCTCCGCTGTCGATTCCATCGAGGAACGAGCCGCGGAAGGCTGAACCGACGGACCGGGCCTGCGTATGAACACCACCGAGGCTGCTTGTCACATTTCGGATATTGGTTTCTGCCCGAGAAGTGTCGGCGTCAATATTTATCCGACTGCTCCCGAGGCCGCCAATGCTGCTCGTGATATTGCGAATGTTCGCCTCAGCTCGGGAGGTATTCGCTTCGACGTTAATGCTATACGTCAGTCTGCGGGCCTCATCCACGGTTCATCCCTCCCTTCGGTCAGTCTTTTTTATTCCACTCGGTCTGCCATAGGATGCGGGCCTGTTCAGCTTCTGCGAAGTCGTACAGGTCCATAGCCTTCAGCTCTGAGTAGCTGATGCCGCTCATGCAGAAGACCATCCTCCACAGACGCTCATTGTTACGCGCACGGCGTTCTGCGGTCTTAGGATTTATTTCGCTCCGCAAGAAAGGTTTCGATCTCGCGCACCAGCTCGCTCGGGGTGGCGATGTCATCCTGCTCGTCGAAGTATTTCAGACCGCCTTTGGCAACTTCAGCAGGGGCCACAACGCAGCCCTTGATGAGAGCGTCCGCATACTTCGCGGTGTTCTTCCGGCCATTGGAAGGGTTGATATACAGATCAGTCAGGTTGGTGTACCACGAGAAGGTCACACTCTGAAGCTGGTAGTCGGTGCCGCCCACGGTAACGGTTTTTGTACGGGCCATAGGTCTTATCCTCCTTTGAAACATTCGTGCGCGCATAATATACGCGAATTAGGCGATTTAGGCGTATTAGGGATATACGGGTAATGCCCTAATCCCTCTAATTGCTCTATTTCTACTTAATATTAGAAATAGATGTTTCAATGTTTCATAACGGGTAAAAGCCAGTAATCATGCGGGTTTTGCCTGAAACATTGATGAAACATTGGCCGAAACTTTGAAACATTCACGGCTGAAACATTGGGTTGAATTTCCCGCCTAAACTTCGACTTTCGTGTCTAATGCTTGACTTACAGGAAAATGTTTCACCCAATGTTTCAGCCGATGTTTCAGTTATTCAGCTTCAAATCCGGGATGATGAAGATGACGGTGACGTCTGCGGATTCCTTGGCTCTCGCCCTGTCAGGCAGCTTGGAAACCATGACGTTCTGGGCGAAAATCACAGTGCCGTTGTCATTCGCGTCCGTGACGGCGAGATTCGCCATCACGTTGCGCTCCGCGCACTGTTCGATAAAAGAGACATCCGGGGAATCCTGCTGAAGCGTGATGGTCAGCTTGGCAGCCTTGTTCGCGTTCAGGATGTAGGTGCTGTCTCCCTTCACACCCTTCTTCAGCGTGACATTATCCTCGTCACGAGCGAGGGTGAACATACTCTCACCGAACATCCGAAGCTGCCGGTTGTTGAACGTGATGTTCACTTTCATGGGGTCATAAGTTACCAACATGGATTATCCCTCCCTTCTTACAGCGAGACGCGGAGAACGCCCTTGGTCTTGACCTGATGAATCGCACCAGACAGAAGGGCTTCCCACGTAATATCAGGCATCACACGGTTGCGGCGCTGTTCCTCGGTGCTGTCGGCGTACTTCGGAACATTCACAGTGTAAACGCCGGCCTTGCTCTCCTGATCCACAGCGATGATGTTCAGGTCAACCGCCTCAGCGAGAGCCTGAAGGACCGCGGTAGAAATGAAGCCAAACCCGTCATCGCCGTAGTTGATGTTGGCGTTTTCGAGCAGCATATCATAGAGCAGGTCGCGCATCCGCTTGGCGATCCAGTCGCCGCCGAGCACGATGTCAATGAACTCGCCATCGAGGCAAGTGCCATCCTTCACGTACTGCCGCTTGTACTCCTCCGTCAAAAAGTTGACGTGGTTTTCCAGCAGGACATTCCGCTCGCTTTCGGTGAGTTTGGGCAGGGAGATGAGCTTCTCCCCCTCGCTGGTGTCGGCATTGCCGTCCTGCGGACGCTTGAACTTCCATGTGACGGACTGCGGGTAGAACGGTCCGACGTTGCCGGTGAGAGAGGCATCAGGCTCCTCATTCAGATACTGCTCGTCGGTATAGATGACGGCAGCACGGGAGGTCACACTGGCGAACTTCTTGTTGCCGGTCTGACCCATGTAGAACTTCCGGTGGTCCTCGACACCAGCGCCCAGCTCCGCTTCGGTAGGCTCGCTGGCCTCCGCGAACTTAGCAAGGGCAATGACATACTCGTCTTCGTCCCTGTCGGTCAGCAGATAATACCAGTCGTTGTCCACGTCAGACTGGAACTGCTTGATGGTGTTGATGAAGTTGTCCGCAGCACTTACAGCATCGGTGCCGTTGACAAACTCAGCGGTGGCCTCGACGGTCACGGGAAGGCTCAGAAGCTCATCCTCGAAGACGTCTACCATCTCCGGGATGGTATCAGCTTCGCCGCCCTCAGTGGCCGTATAGAGCACCGTAGCGTCGATAACGGCGGCGGCATACGTTTTGCCACCTTTGGTGAACGTGGTGTCCGCGAACAAGGCAGCGAGCTGTGCTGCGGTGGTGATTTCGGCGTCGGTGGTAATCTCTACCACAGCCTTGTCATCCCCTCCGATTCTGACCCACAGGTCTTTGCTGGCGGCGATGGAAGGCTCGCCGGTGAACGTGATTGCGAAGGTCGCAGTCGTCGCGGGAGATGCGCTGGGCGGCTCGAAGCCTACAATCTTGAACTTATCCACGAGGGTTTCCGCAAGAGTGGTTTTTCCCTGATTAAGCAGGGTGGTCGCCTTGCGAACGATCTTAGCGTTGGGGCAGGGACCATCCGGCCCGAAGATTGCCTTAACGCTTTCCACATCCCGATACGTGTCTACCGGATAGGCCCCGGTGGTGGACACGAGAAGGATGTCGAGGCTCTCTTTCTCGGTGGGCAGAGCGTCCCGCTGCACCACGACAATTACATCTTTTGCCATTAGGCGTTCCTCCTTCTTATGAGTGTGCGTTTCCCGCCGGGTTGCCCGGATGCAGCACGGTAGTAGTCGGCTTTTCATCCATTCTCACATAGGAGAAACGGACATCAAAACCGTACCGACGGATAGAATCTTCCACAAAGAATCCGGTCCGATTTGTCACTGAGCCAACTGTGTTTACCACAACATCGCCATATTCTGTGCGGAGATTGTGGCCGTTGAGCAAGAAAAAGCCGTGCGCCTTTTCACACAGCGTCAACGCTTCGTCTTCGCCAAACACGTAGCCCCCTTCGACCTCCCGGTTCATGCTGCAAAAGGTGAAGGACATCGTTGCCATAACCGGCTCTGAACGCCGGAATGTGAAATCCTCTCCGGTCGGGACAACCTCGTGCAAACCAAACGAGTGTTCGTTGATGCGCGGGGCTAATACGCTGTAGTAGCAGTAGGGAAAATCCGGGATGTCAGAAATCTGCTCCGACAGCGTTACTGGCCGCCCAATATGAGCTTCCAGTTCAGCAATAACGACGTTACGCATTTGCTCAAAGGTCACTTTTTCACCCCCTCCACGAGATAGCGGTTCATCGGATGGATGGAATTGTGTGACAGCTTTTGCGTGACGGTATATTGCTGTCCGTCATAGGTGTCTCGGATGATCTGGCCGGTTTCAATCTCGATGGCCTCATCCGTGTAGAGCTTCTGGGTGTTGTGTGTGTACGAGCCTTCCGGCAGCAGCTTCCAGTCCAGATTGGACAGAGGAAGCACCACGCCCCAGAAAGATTTTACCGGCTCATCAACCGGCATGGACTGCCCGCCCGGGCCTCGCACAAAGGTACGGCTTGTTACCGTGAGAATGTGCAGCAGCGCTCGGGGGAGCCGCGGCGTGTTATAAAACACTGCTTATTCCTCCTCCACTTTGAACGCGATACGGTCCCGGATATGGGTGCCGGTTTCATACAGCGTTGTATGCTGGGTTTTCTTGGAGAAGTCTGACGGTGGCTTTACTCGGTTCTCGTCGATGAAGTTCTGCACCAACTGCGCTGCCTGAGCGCCAATGGCGTTTGCGGCTGCGTCCGCTGAAATCTGACCCGACAACACTTTGTTGACCTGCCCTGACACGATACTTCCCAACTTGTCTTGGTCCGCATCGAAGCTGGCTCGAATGAACGAGCGTTCAGGCAGCTTATCGGTTCCGTATTCATGCGCGGCGGCGATTTTCAAAACTTCTGAATCAACACCGTCGCCGACGATTCCGACGACGATTTTCTTACCGTCCATACTTCGGCAAGCCGATTTCAGCCGTTCAAACTCTACGAGGATCTCATTGACGCTTGACACATCAATACCTCCTATACAGGTTGATAAGCTGTTGCCACGATTCAGGCGTAGACTTGTCGAAATTCCATGTGACGTCGGAAATGGAGAACGAAGAAAGACCCTGCGACCCGTTCTGCAAGCTGGTGTAGGCTTGCGAGACCATATCCCACAGCAGCCCTTCAAGGTCAGCGGGCAGGGTTTGAGGGTCATCGTCCGTAGCGTCTTTCGGCAGGACATAACCAGCCGTGTAGCTCACTTCGATAACCCTCTTGGTCGCAACGATGTCGTATGCAAGACCCCTGCGATACCCCGCTTTTAACCAGCCCTCGTCACGATAGATAACCCCAATCTCAGCCGTTTGAGCATAGTCATAGCTTTTCGGGTCAACTTCCTTGCCGTCTTCCTTGACGTACTCAACGCTGACGATAGGGTATTCCAGCGTGACGAGTTCCTGCTGGCCGTCCGCATCGTAAAATTGACGGTACGAACGCTTGCCCAAATGCCTGCCGATTTGCCGCTCAATCCACGATGAAGCTCTGTTAATCAGCAGCGTGACTATCTCGTCCGTTCTCTCGTCCTCGATGTCCGACAGGCCCAGCATCAGCTTCATCCGGTCAAGAGTTGTTAGCGCGTTATCTGCAAGCATAAGGACCTCCTATGCGGTCGGGCAGCGATTACTTTTCGCCGCCCGTTTCCGTCTTCTTCACTTCCGGCTTCTTGACCTCCGGCGCAGCCGGGGTCTTAGTTTCGCTGGGACCGGTGGCCTTATTGCTGGTCGGACCCACAGGCTTGTAAATCCTCGGCATAGCGCGGCCCTCCTTACACGGGCTGGACGTGCTTATCGCCCAGCACAACGGCCAGCGTGGTATTGGTAGCAGCAGCGCCGGACGCGGTGATTTTCACGTAGTTCTTCAGGCCGAGCAGGTCGATGTCGATATTCACAACATCATCCTTTGCCAGCTCCTCGGTGGTGAAAGTACCGCCCTCGGTCTGCTTCTCGGGAAACACCAGCTTATCGGTGACAGCCTCATAGGAGCTGTTGTCATCGCTGTGGGTGACGGTCAGGGTCAGAGCACCGGCAGTGCCGATGACCGCGCCGATGACGCCAGACAAGAAACCGGTCCGGTCAATGGCGTTACCAGAGGTGTAGGGCAGAACCTTGACGTTCTGAATCAGTTCTCTTTTCATCTTGGGCTACCTCCCGTTGATTAGACAGGGACAGCGACCTTGGTAGCCACAGCGAAGCTCTCGTCGTGACGGAGGCCGGTGTCCACATTGTTGATGGCACGAATCAGGGTCTGGTCGTTCTCGAACGCGGAAATCAGGTTGCCGGCATCGTCAGTCCAAGAACCCTCGCGGCTGGTCTCGATTTCGAGAGCGCCCTGCTCGCCGATTACGAGGTCGTTCCAGTTGCCGAAGATGATGGAGGACTTGCCGCCGGTGGTTTCCAGCAGGTTGGTGGTGCGATAAGGATAGCCAATCAGAGTGCCGTTGTCGTTCATCTCCTTGGCGAAGATGAAGCTGCCCACGTTATCACGCAGGGACTTGAAGAACTGCTCCACGCTGGTGTTGAACACAAAGCCCAGACCGTCGGCGTAGACGTTGTTCTTCAGAACGGAAGCGACCAGATAGTTGGGGAAAGCGGCGGTCAGAACACCGGCAGAGCTGGCATACTCAGCATCCAGCCCGGTCACGTCGATATTCAGCACACCCTTGTTCTTGGTGATGCCCAAAGGCTGGAACTCGCCGCCGGTGCCGTTCAGAGCGCCCCAGTCAACGCCCAGAGCCATCTGCTTAGTCACGTCCTGACCGACGATGACGTCGTTGTCAAAGTTGGTGGAGCGCAGCAGGTCATTGCTCATGGGGATGAGAGCGGTCAGCTTCTTCGCGGACAGCTTCAGGTTGCCAAACCGAGGAGCGGTCTTGGGAATGGAGCGGTTCTCACCAGTAAACAGAGCGCGGGAGCCAGTCTTGATTTTGGGAATGTTCAGGTTGCCGTTCGCCATGCCGAGCCGACGAGCACCGAGGCTGTAAATAACAGTCGCGGGGTACAGCAGCTCGATGATCTCGTTGGCGTACACCTCGGGGACCAGATAGCCGCCTTCGGCGGGAGAAGTGGCAGACAGGGCCTTGAACTCACGGGCCATCTCGGCATCGCCAAACTTACGCTCGGCGGTGAAAGCAGCCCGCTCGACATCGCCGCCAGAGGCGTGGATGCACTTCACGGCGCGGCCAAACATACCGTAAGCAGCCTTGCGGCGCTCAGGGCCAGACATGGAGGCCATACGAGCCTTAAAGCCGCTCACCTGACCACCGTCGCGGGAAGCACCCGTAGAGAGGAACAGGTTGGCATACTTGCGCTGGGCGGCGGGAGCAGCCTTCTGCTCGCTGGCGCGGGCAGGGGCTGCCTTCTGCTCAGCGGCAGGAGCGGCGGTGGGAGCATTGTTCTCACCAGCGCCCTCGGCGGTCTTAACGCCGTTCAGAGCGGCGATAACCTTGGCGATGAACTCAGGGGAAACGGGGCTACCACCCTCGCCTTCGCCCTTCAGATCGCCCTCACCCTCGCTGGCAGGCTCGTTCACAGGCTCGCCAATGGGAGGCTCGGAACTCTCCATGCCTTCGAGGATAGCGGAAATCTCGGACAGAATCTCGTCAGTGCCAAAGCCGATGGGGGAGCTTTCGCCGCCCTCGCTGACGGCCTTGCGCTTCTCGTCGAGGTTTGCGAACACCTTCGCAATCAGTTCGGCGAGCTGTTCCTGAGTAAGTTTCATTTGAATTACCTCCTGTTTTGCGCGGGGACGATTTCAAACACAATCCCCGATGTTTTGGTTTGCGCGGGACCATTGCCCGCTTTCTGGATGTTGTTCTGCACAGTGGCGTCCTCCGGTGCAGCGGGTTCCAAGAACGGGCCGAGAATTTCGGCCAGCTCGCGGACAACTGCAATGAAGGGCTTCAGTGCATCGAGCCTCGCTCGGGTGATTTTTCCGGCCTTGATTTCGGAACGAAGATCCTCAGCGAGAGATTTGACCTCCTCGACCCTTGCTTGGTCATTCATAGCCCAAGTAACGATGGAGACCTCCCACAGCCGAATTTCTTTCAGGTGCCGGACACCGGTATCACTGTCGAAGTCGAAAGCAACCGCATCGTAGCCGATGGACAGTTCAGTCAGAACGCCATCTCTCAAAAGCGTCCGAATATCGCGGCCCATTGATGTGTCGCTGATTTTGCCCCGGATGAAAAGACCTTTTCCGTCCTCGCGCAGTTCAAGCGGCTTGCCAACAGGAAGCCAGCAATCGTTGTGCAGCGCGAGGATTTTGATGCGGTCAAAATCCTCTCTGATGGTCTTGGAGAACGCGCCTTTCTCGATGATGTCATCACCGCTGTCCCTGTTGCCAAAGACCGCGGCATACCCAGAGAACTCGCCACTCTCATCAGAGCTTTCCAGTTCAAACTTGAACGCTTTGTACTCACGTGTAGAGGCTTTCGGCTCCGGCGTTACACCGGCAGCTCGTTTTCCCTTAATTGCCATACGGGTTTCCTCCTTTCCTCAGAGATTAGGGCATCTTAAAAACCGCCGTATGTCAGATAACACCGGCAGTTGATAAGCTCCTCGGGGCGAGGGTCCTGCGGGTCTCTCGGGAATCGGAGACCGTTGGAGAATTTGGCGTCAATCGCCACCGTCTCGCCGTCCAGTATGACGTGGTTTGGGCCGCGAGATCCGTCACGGGGATTTTTCTGCGGTCTGTGGTGCCACGTCTTTGTTTTAGCGCCCGCCGACTTCATCATGTCGAATTGGCCGGTGGCAAGCGCGGTCATGGTTTCCTGCCGCGCAATGATTTTCACACGCGCAGCAGATGCGTCTTTCATCTCGTCTTGGATTGCTTTTCGCAGCGTGTGCTGGCTGACGCCATCCGACACGCAGCGAACCACAATATCCGAAATTTTGCGCTGGGTAGCTTGCTCAATGCCAACAATGCGCCGAGCGCCGTTCACTTTGGCAGAAGACACAAATTCCGGTCTTTCCTCAACAGACAGGCCGTAAATGCTCTCGCTGATGTCAGCGCCTTCGTCGTAGGTCCGTTTCCACAGAGGGTTAAACAGGTTCGACAGCTTCTCGGCCTCGGCATTCCAGTCAAGCAACCCTGACGCAATAGCGTCGGGGAGCCGCTGCTGCTCGATCTCCGGCAGCATCTCCCAAAGCTCGGGGTCAAAGGTGCCATCAGGCAGCAGGTAATCAGCCAAAGACGATAACGCATCGGGCGTGTCAGCCTTCTCAGTCAACCCGAGGGCTGTGGAGATGGCTGCTTCCTGTCCAGCAAAGTGCTTGCTGATGGCGGCCTCAAATAGTCTGGAATACTCCCGGACTGCCACGGCCTCACGCCTGAGAAGGGCCGTGGGATTCATCCGACGGTCTTTTTTCTCCCCGTGCTCAGGAATATCCAAAGCGGCCATGTCTTCCTGCAACAGCGTCTGCGAGACTTCTGCGGGGTCATCCGTTTCGCTCAGGAACAGGTCGTTGATGGAAACCTTGAACACGTTACCGCCTTCGGTATCAGGAAGGTCGAGCAGTCCACGGGCCTCATTCTTAGTGAGCAGCCCCGCATTATAGGCTTCAAGGGCTTTCGCCTTATTGAAGTCTTGGTCGTAGGGAACAACGGGGTCGTAGCGCCATACCAGCCCGTCCCCGAACAACGGGAGGAGCTGCTTATTGATGGCCTCCTCACGCGCCCGGATGCGCGGCATGAGCACGTTTTTGGCGTAGATGTATTGCGCAGCGTCGGCTGTGGAACGGTTGCTGTTTTCGGTGATGCCCATGATTTCTCTCGGCACCCCGAAATGTTCCAGCACGGCGTCACGCATTGCGGTGCGGCTCTCGATGAAACCGAGGTTTTTACCGTCGCTGCTCCCCAGCTCTTTGACATCTACGTTTCCTGACAGAGCTGCTGCCCGGTGGCTGTTTTCAACGCCTTTGTGCTTCTGATTCCAGCGGGCCATAAATGCGTCCCGCTGGTCGGGTGTGGCGTCCGGCATCAGGAACACTACCGGGGGCGTGGCATCGTTGTAGAAAAACCGCTTTTGGAACTGGGCGGCGTACTCGTCAATCTCCACTTCATCCGCAATGCTCTCAGCGATACCGAGGCCCCGCATGAACGGGTCGAGCGGATTTAGCTGCTTCATCACGAACATATCGTCCACCGGTACGGTCATGGTCAAGCCGCCGGGAGACGTAATCATGTAGCTGGGATTGCCGAGATACGGCGTCATTTTGACCCAGTGCGGAGGGACGTTCCACAGCTCGATGGGGCGATTGAGTTCGTCCCGCTCAATGAGGAAGAAGCTCTCACCGACGAGCATCAGGTAGATTTCGTGGAGCCGCCACACGGCAGAACTCGTCATCTCATAAAGCGGGTTGGGCTGCTCCATGAAGTCGAGGAACCGATGCTTTGTGATTTCAGTCTCAGAGCCGTCCGGGTTCACACGCAGCAGCTTGCCGCCCACGTTAGCGATGTCGCTTGCAATGCGATCCACGACCGCAAGCCGGGGGCTTTTCGAGAACATATCCAGCCATTCGGCTGTGTTCATAGAGGGCGGTCGCGCCCAACGGGAGACGAAGCTGTCACGGGCCGAACTCATGTACTCGTCCCGCACTTTTCGTCTCGTGATTTCGATGTTAAAGATTCTCATAATTCACCTCAACTGAAGGAGAAGCCGAACTCCGGCTTAGAGTTTTCCAGCTCTAAATAGGCATTGGCCGAGGCGTCTACCATATCTTTGAGCTTGCCGACCGGGAAGTTTTCAAGCTGCCGGAAGTAATCGTCGTTCCACTCGGCTATCTTAACGTCCACGTTGCCGGCCAGCCATTGAGAGGAGAACGGTTCTGCCCGCGTTACCTTATCGCCGCTTTCAAGCGAAGTGGTTACAGTAAAACCGCCAAGCATCCGCACAAAGCTCTGGGCCTGGTCCTTACCGGCCTGCCCGGGGTCCTGCGGCAACCTGACGGTCACGTTTCCATATAAGGCGTTATCGCTTTGAGCGGTGTTAAGGATGAGCTTACGCACATCCGCGCCATTTTCTCGGACGTTTATCACATCCGCAACAAAGATACGGCCATTTCGCCGCTTCCCGAGAAGAACACCGGCGGTGTACGCGCTGCTGTCGCTGCGGCTGTTCTTGCGGAGTGCTTGCGGCAAGCCGTCCAGCTCGTCGGCTTCTTCAGGGGATGTTGCTGCTAAGTCCCATGCACGAACCCAACGAACAACGTCAGTCGGGGTGGCGTGGAACATCTGACCAATCTTAGATCGCTTGAAGTAGTGGCCCGCGGACCTGCGAATTTTCCAGTTGCCGTTCAAGAGCTGCTCTTGGTCGAACTCAGACATAGCCCTCAGAGCACCCATGTAACCGGGGTCGTGTTTCATCATGGCCTTGTTGTCAGACAGCTTGGCGCTGATGAAGGAAACGGATTTTACGTCCTCTTGGTCCTCCGGGGTGTAGAGGTTGAACGTCTCGTACAGCTCCTGCGGGGTGTCGGCCCAGTGGAGGATATTGTTTCGCCGCACGAAGTACCGCAGCTTTCCACACCGGCTCTCGTCAGCATAACCCGTTTCGGGGTCAATCCACCAGTCGATGAACTTCGCTACCCAGCTTTCTCCATCAGGGTTGCAGGTAGCGCGAATGTAGGGCTTAACCCCGCAGGTAGAACGGTTTCGGGAGAACATATAGAAAAACTGGCTCTCCGTAAAGTGGACAAGTTCGTCGAACATCAGGAGTGGGATCTGAGAACCCTGCCAGTTGTATTTCTCCTTCTCGTAGAACATATGGGCGAACGTAACCTTTGCGCCGGACTGGAATCGCCACTGCACATTTGGGGTCAAAACGTTCGTAGCCCCGAGATAGGGGTAAATCTCTTGGCTTGTGGCATACAAGCCGCCGGCGCTCATAATCTGTGGGCGGGATTGCCGGAATATCACAGCCTCGAACAGCTTGTTGTCGATGTGCCTCAGACATTCCAGCAAAAGCGCGTATGTCTTACCACCGCCCGCAGCCCCGCCGTAAATGCAGATGTCAGCCGGAGACCGCAAGAAAAGTTCCTGCTTGCCTTGCTGCGGACGAATGATGATGGACTTGTTTTCAGGCTCACTCTTTCTTCTTGCCATTATCACCAACCTCCGAATCTCTTTCAGGCAGATAGATTTGGACCTGCGGCTGAACAGAAATCGGCCCGCCGGTGATTTTAGCCTCGACAGCCTTCCTGTCATTGAAGAAGTCGCCGCCGTAAACCTTCAGGGCGTAAATGATGGCGGTAGTATCGCCGTTTACAACCCGCTCCATCAGCTTGTTCTGGCACATCGCCACAACGGAAAGGCGGCCCGAATCAATGGCCTTCTTCAGAGCGGGGTGCTCCTTTTGGAGCTTTTGCAGGGTACGTCGGGTGATGTCGAACGCGCTTGCGATTTCTTCCATCGACTTACCCTGCATTGACAGGGATTGCACGATGGCAAGGTTATTTTCGACCTCGCCAGCCTCTATCCACTGCTCGAACAGGTCCTTTCTTTTCTTCTCATTAGCCATACCTCTCCGCTACCTTTTCGATCAGGGCGGTCATCAGACCCACGTGCTTGTTGTGCTTAAAACCGCCGGGGTACTCGATGTTCAGCTCTTTTTCAAGGTATTCCTCGTAGACTTCACGCGGGAGCTGTTTCGGCCTCGTACAAGCGCAGTAGATGTAGCCAGCGTTACAGGCGAGGACGCCAACCTCCTCAAAATAGTTTTCGAGGAGAGAAACGTAGCTCTCTCGCGTGTGGAATTTCTGCTTGAACACAATGCCGTTCGTAACGCCCAGCGTATAGTTCTTGTCGTCCAGATACCAGAGGCAATCCCCCGCGCCGGCAGACAGCTTAGTCTTGTCGTAAGCCTTTTCCACATAGGCGAGATTACGGGTGCAAGTGACCAAAGTGCCATCGGCCTTCAGAACGGCGTTGCAAGCGGTAAGAACAGCTTTCTCAAACTCGTCATCCACGACGGAATTGATGACGGCCTCCAAGACACAGTAGTCAAACAGGCCGCGTGATCTGACCGCCCGCTCCGCGTCGAGGATATTGGCGATGATGCCCTTCATGTCCAGCTTATTTGCGCCCTTCACCATCAGGGAAGGCTCATAGGCGTGAATGTCATAGCCCTTGGACTTCAGCAGCTTGACGTAAGCCATTCGGCCAGCCCCAATGTCGATGATACTATCGGACTTCTGCAAACGCGGAATCAGATACTTCTCATACAAGACGGAGGAGTTGGACTGCCGGCCATCTGTACTCAGGCGCTTCGGCTGCGCAAGGAACTGGTGGTAGGTCTGAACACCGAGGTTGTCGAAGTTGTATTTGCCATATTCGACGCCCATGCACTCCAAAAACTCCGGCACATCCTCGTTGCGGATGGCGTAACACAGGACGCCGTAGCCCAGCTTCTTGGAGCAGTAGGCATACTCAGAATTGAGGATGACGTTACCGTCGCCGTCGGTGACGATGCTGCCCCACTCGCCGTAACGGGACATCAGCTTGGTGATTTCGGAACAGATGAGCACATTCTTCGGCTCGCTCTCGATTTTGATTTTGTCAGACGGGCAGTAATGGTAGCCGCCCACGGTGAACTCCTCAACGCGGACAGTAGTCTTGCTCGTCTCAATCGAGTTGTGCATGAGGTTGAACAGAATCTCGTCCTGCAAATTCGGGCTGTTGATTCTGATGCAGGGCAGGTATTCCAGCCCGATTGCGGTAGCCGCCTTTTTGCGCTGGTGGCCGGCGGTAATGACGTTGTTCGAGGCGTTGACAATCAGAGGCTTCACCATACCGAACCGACGGATGCTGTGCTGCAACGCCTCTAACGCCTCGGGCGTAATGGAGCGCGGGTTGTACTCAGACCCCGTAACCTCGTCGATGGGTACTTTTTCTACGAAGTCAATCACGATTCTCAACTCCTTTCAGCAGGTAATCGGCGAAGCTGCCGGACAAGATAGCGCCGGAATCAATGTACTCCTGATACTTCTCGTTCAGCCGGTCCAGCTCTACCTGCGAAATGAAGAAAGACACGTCGCCGAATCGGAATTGGCAGAACGGCAGGACCGCTCTCGATTCCTTTTTCTTCGGCTCCACGCTTTCTGTCTCTTGCGGGATTTCGATGTTTGTCCCCTCCGGGGTAACATCTGCGGTGAAATTGTGTACCGGGGCGGCATCATCCCGTGCCGCTTCTGGCGCTTCGGGAATACTCGGTTCAACTTCAACATCATCGCCTCCAACTACATCGGGGCTGTGGATGGTGCTCACCTGCGGCTTTTTCTGCTTAGGTTTATCATTCACGCCCATGAAATTGAAAGCGGGGATCTTAATTTCAGCCTGCTCAGGCTCGATGTCAAAGACCTCCGCGCTCAACTCGAAACGGTCGAGCAGGAGCTGGTTCTTTTCCAGCGTGAGGTCAACTCGGGACAGCTCGGATTTCAGCTTCTCGAAGTCCCAATCGCTGTATTCGCTGGTCTTGTTGTCCACCAGCCGGAACAGGTTGATTTGCTCATCGGTCAGTTCGTCTGCGATGATACACGGGACCGTCTGAATACCCATTTCCCGGCAAGCCCGCACACGGGTGTGGCCGCACACGATGGTGTAGTTCATGTCCACAACGACGGGGAACAGGAAACCGAAACGCTCAATGCTGTATTTTACTTTCTCGACGGCGAGGTCATTGTTGCGCGGGTTGTTCTCGTATTCCCGCAGCCGAGAAGTGGAAATCTCTCTGATATTCATTCCTCTTTACCTCCCGTCAGGAACAGAACAAACCCCAGGTAGGTTTTGTTTCTGCCGATATAGTCATCGTAGACCGCTTTCAACCGGTTGTACTCATCCTCCGTAAGCGGCAGCTCGTTGTTACCGAAGATGAGGCACTTGTGTTCGGTGAAGAATTTGCGGTCGCGGTTAGGGGTAAAGAACGTGGTTTTGAAGTTCGAGCCGATACCGCTCAGCTCCTGATGGAGCTTGCCAACGTCCCACGTAGAATACTCGTGGCTCTTGTTGTCCACGATACGGGCCAACTTCGCGTCTTCTTCGGACAGATTCTGGATGATGCAGGGAACTTCCTCCATGCCGAGCCGCTTTGCGGCTTTCAGGCGGGTGTGGCCTGAGATGATGACGTTGTTGGCGTCAATGGTGATTGGGTTAAGAAACCCGAATTCTTGGATGCTGTCAGCGACTTTCGCCACGCCGGCATCATTTCGACGGGCGTTTCCCTCATACTCGATGAGTTCATCCACCCGTTTGTAGACTATCTCCATGTCTTGTCCTCCTTGTTCTGAGCATAAAAAAAGGGAGCCTCCACACAAAAACGGAAGGCTCCCTGATTTCACCTATTCAATTTCCGTTAATACAGCCCCCACTCCGCGAAAGCCTCAAAGCCTCCGACGGACTGGATGTGATGACGAGCGATCTCCACGATTTCCTCGTAAGGCTTGCCGTCAATGGTGTCATCCCCGATGGCGCAGCACAACTCGACAGGCTTGCCGGTCTCCTGCGCTTTCAGGAAAGCGTAGATGTTGACGGACACGTCCGCTTTGGACAGGTCCTTGCCGTGCAGCCCGCCGCCGGTGACGGAATCGGCCATATCGGAGCCGAGCTTGCGGTTGGTCGCGCCGGTGTCCACATCAGTGCCACCGGTCCAGTCGCCCAGCGGATTGATTTCCGCTGTCGGGTACAGCTTCTCGATGTCAGCCCTCGTAGCGTTGCTCTGGCAAATGATGAGCCTGTCATCGTCGAGGATGTACTTTCCGTCAAACGGGTGGGCGGCGTAAATGTCGCGGGCAATCGCGGCGAGCGTTTTCTGCTCATCCGTAAGCGGCATCCCTTTGAAGATGCCGTTGTCGCCGCAGCGGAAGCCCTCGCTCTGGTTGTCGGCGAGGTGAGCATCCTGCGGGACAATGGTCAGGTCAATCTGGATAAGACCGGCGATGCGGCGAATGGCATTATGAATGGCCCTGACCGCCTCCGGCATGAGCAGCGGAGCAGAAGTCTCAACGATGACGTGGCACACGCCATGCCCGATGAGAACCTCCACGGCGATCTTCGGGTCGGTCTGGACCTGATAGGCCAAGTCCACAATCGCGCCGGCGATGCGGTCAGCAATCTTGTCCGGGTGGGACGGGTTTACTTTCTCAATCATCGTATCAGTTCCTTTGCTTTATTTTTTCGTTCCCGTTCAGGGGCGACCCCAAGAGGTCGCAATCCACGCTGGGCGGGGCTTGAACATAGCCGTAATGATTTGCGTAGCAGTAAGCGCAGCCGTTGCTGCAAGTGCTGTATGCGCCGATGTCAACGCTCTCAACGCATTGGCACAGGCCCCGTTGGTTGCGGTCCTTCGGCTTTTTAACACCAAACATCGCTCCGTCTACGCAACAGGAGTGGGGGATTCCCAAGTCTTCCGCGCAGGAAGAAAGGACGATGCCGTGCTGGGCCGCAATCTCAAAGAGCTGCTGCGCAAATTCGCGCTGCTGCTCCGGTGTGAGCGGCTGAATATTCAGCGGCCTCAGATCAACCGACCGGTAGGAATCCACAAAGCTCATCACAGCCTTGTGCGTGTGGCCCTCTAAGGTTTCGGCCAGTCTTGTGAACGCCCGGATGTGGTAGTCCCACGTGTAGCGGTCATTTATGAAAACGGGGTCGTACCGCCAGATAGCTTTGTCAGCCCCGATTTTCTTGAAAGCGGGTATCACAACTTCGTGCTTGTCCGGGATATTTTTCTCAACATCCCGCCCATACGGAGTGATGGTGTACTGGAAATAATACTTGAACGCATCCAGCTCATGGATTCTCCCGAGCATGGGTGCTGCGTTTTTGGTCCAAAAAACAAACCCATCTACTTTGTCGGGCGTGAGTGCGACACGCCCGACTTGTAGAGGGTTATATGGGTTTCTAAGGAGGACAAATCCCTTACCCACACGGTTGTAAAACCACTCGGAAAACAGTGCGGGGATGTCCGTCCGTCTACTCGCGCTCACAATCATAATGGCATCCCATCCTTCAAGTAATTTGCGAATATCCAGTTTCGGCAGGTCCGCTGCTGCTTTGTGTAGATTCCGGGTGGATTCGGCACATAGTCCCAAAAGTGGATGCGCCGAGCGTTCGAGATGTCCAGCTTGATTCGGTCATTGTCAATGTGAATTTCCGAATTGCTGTCAGGCACAAACGCCACGTGCGTGTTCAGCTCCCACACAAATCCCTCGCTCAACCCGCAAAGGTAATATGCCTTCGCTCTCGGGCTTTGCTTGACGATGATGTCCACAACGGCGCTGGACTTTTGCAGCGTTCCGTAGTAAACGCGGTTGTCCTTCTCGCCGATGAAGCACTTCGCGCAGCACTGCGAGATGTCCACATCTCGAATATCTCGCAGCCAGAAGAAGTTGCACTTCTTCCTGATTTCCAAGCGCAGGTGCATGGGTGCGTGGGTAACTATGAAATCCGACGGTATCATTGTAGCACCTCCTATACTGACAGGTCAATGACAGGTTTGTGACACGACGGAGACCCCAACAATTTCGGGGTTGTTCGCCATAAACCACCCGCCAAGGGCTTCCAAAATGGTTTCACTGGGGCAGGAAACTGTGGGGTGGAATTCAACCCCAGTCTCACTCATGGCGCTCCTGACTGCCATGAACTCCCGGTCAAATCCGCTCACGCGGGTCCGAGCAACCTTGGCCCGCTCGCCGTGGTCTGTGTAACTCTCAAACAGAGCGTGGGCGAGGGGGTTGCCGGCGCTCACGGAATCACCCACAGTCAGCTTCGCCAGCGTGATTTTATAGCCGCCGGGAACATCCCCAATAAGCATATACTCACTTCGATTGCCCACGTAGTCCGGGAGCGGGTTGCCGCCCTCGTAGGGCTGCGGGGTGAAATTCTTAATCATTGGTGATTTCTCCTTTCTGCTCAAATGTGTCGAGCTTCTTTGCTGCGATAATTGCCTCAATGTCAGCGAGAGAAGCGTTTTCAATTTCAACGGTATGATACCCGTTCTCGAAGTTGTAAATCTTGACCTTACGGCCTCGACAGATGGATTCGATTGCGTCTGCCAGATACTTCAGCACAACGGCTACCATTGTGGTGAACCCGAGCCAGATCCAGAAGCTCGAAAAGATAAACTGCAAAACCTCAATCATCCTGTACCTCCCAAATCTGATTCAGACAATTTTCGAGTGCATCAAGACAGCTCTCTGCTGCTCTGTCGAGCGTATTGTGATATTCCTCCGCACCTCCGGTCACACCGTCCGACACGGCCTTAATCAGCAGCGCCGGAGTGTTGGACATATTCGCCGTGAGCAAGATACCCGCCGCCTCCATGTCGCAAATCTGCGCGGTCTCGAAGCGGTGGTGGAGGCTACGCTTGTCGCCCGCGCTGTCAAGGAACTTATCGCCGGACGCGCAAGTCACTCGGAGGATGCCCGGATTCGACCCTGATGCTGCGTAAACAATATCGAGATTGGCGGGAATGTGAACGCTGGGGTACTGCTCGTACTTCGCCGGCTCACAACCGTCCACACCGGAGATGTCAAAGTCGTAGTGGATGACATTGCTCACGATGAGCGGCTGCGCCAGCGGAATCCTCTCGTCCAGCCCGCCGCAAACCCCAAAATTCAGGATCGCGTCAATACTGAACTCAGAGAGCAGGGCTTGCGTCGCGGCGGCTGCTCGGATTTCCCCGGCTCCGCTCTGCACAGCCCACACTTCCTGACCTAAAATTTTGTAGCGGAGAGCGGTGAAGCCTTTCAACCTCATCAACCCCGTGTTTGACACACGGTAGCGTCGGTGAAACACTTCCATCTCGCTCTCAGTGGCAATCACCAATCCATATCGCATAAAATTCCTCCTTACAGTTCGTATTCTTTGTGGTGTGCGGTTTTGCCCTTGTATCGAACCGAGGGTTTGACCCACACCGTTTTGCCGGATTTGTACCGGCGCAGGTGGCCTCGGACGTTGACCTCGTGTTCGGGCTTGGTGTACTTTCGCTTGGCCTGTTCAGGCTTCGGCAGGGCGTCGGGGTCGAACTCAGCCAACGTGTAAAACCGCCGGATGAGTGGCTGAACCCGCCGCGCCTTGCGGCCTTTCTTCTTGGCTTTAGCTGTCCGGTGCTCAACACGCTGCTCAACCTCGACAACCTCGCGGTAGTAGGCCATAAACAGCATCAGCGCGTGGTACTTCAACGCCTCTTTCTCCGGCGTCTTATCATACCGGAGCACGAGGTCAAGCGCCAACTGCTTCGGCTCTGACAGTCCCGGAGCTACCCGGCGATTGGCAATGTCCATCTGCTCCGGGATGTAGTCAAAGATGATAGACGCCGGAATGTTCGGCTGGACCGTGGGATAAATCGCAATCTCCACTACGCCGCGTGTGTTCTCGAACGTGAACTCAATCTGTTCCTCACACAGCTCCACCACACCGGATTCCATCGGCGCAAGGAACGGCTCGCGGTAAAGCCAATGCTTGTTCTCGTAGTACCAGTCGAGAACCAGCTTCATGCGAGCGTTGCTCTTTACGATGATGCGGTCAGCGGTCTTGCGATTCATAGCTCACACCTCGTAGACCTGCGGGTCCTCGGTAGCATCAACGCGACGCACAATCACGGTCGAGATGCCAAATGCTGCACGAGCTTTCTCGGTCGCTTCCTCAATGCTATCTGCAAGAATGACCAGCGTCTTACCGCCTGTGTACATCCTGTGAGCGCGGTAGAGGTGCTTGGCGATAATCTTATAGGCACCCTCGTTACTCAGCTTAGGAGCGGGGGTTTTCCAGTTGGCGTACAGGGTATTCAGCGAGGTGTACGGGCAGACCTTCATGCGGTCTTCACTGTCATTCCAGCTCACCCAGATGTGGCCCTCCGCGCAGAACATAAACACGCGGTAGGTCTTGCCGTGGCGCAGCCCCATCGAGCCGTCCTTCCCGATGAACGTCATCTCCATCGGATTCACATATTGCCGTTCAACAATCATCTGTTCTTCTCCTTTCAGCTTTTCAGTGCGTACTTCGCCATGAACCGCGTGGCGGTCAGAGCCAGCTCGTCATCGCTCTCTGCGGTTTCCCATTCGAGATTCTTATCGAAATGGCCGGTCTCGCCCACGGTATCTACCGTGATGTCGAGAGATTCATCGCAGTCATTCACGAAGACCGCAATCCAATACTTTCCGAGCACACACCCATAACAGCCGGTGCTGTCGATGTACCAGCCGGGGAAGCGGAACTTCCGGGCGAACTCTGCCACACGAGGGTGGGTCAGCGGTTGATATGCTACCGACATCTCAATCCCTCCTGTTCGCATAGCGGATGACGATTCGAGCGGCTTGCCGCAGGGCGCGGGCCTGAACGGTCAGCCAATCCTCACCGCCCAGTGGCAGCTCGCCGTCGTGGGTTTTCTTCTTCTGGGTTTCGTTGCAGAGCCGCTCGCAGATGTCGCCGTCGTAGACCTCCGCGCAGCCGCCGTAGCTGTACTGCTCCCAATCCCGAGCGCCATTCAGCAGGTCGGCTTCTGCGATCTTCCCGATGCGGACCGAATCATCAGCGATGTGCAGCCGGTCCACGTAGTCATCGAACATCTCAACCGCGTAGCCCTTGACGCCCCTATCCCAAGCGGATCGGGCAGAGTGGGCGGCGATGTCCATCTTGATGTCAGCAATACGCCTCTGCATAACTCACAGCCTCCTCTTTGCAGTCTTTGAAGTAGTCATCAGCGAAATCGTGCAAGCAGTCCTCGTGGATGAGCTGCCCGTCGATGTTGTACACGGTATCGCCCTCGTAAATCTCACCGCCGCAGTAATCGCAGTAGGCGATGGGCCTGTCCTCGGGCGGTTCGAGCGGGCGTTCCGGCAGATACTCAAACATCGTCGCAACCCTCCTCCAATCTGGTGCTCCACCGGGCAGCTTTCTCTCGGACAATGCGAGCGATCTCCTCACGGTCAAACCCGAGGACTGCTGCACAGAGCAGCACATCAGCGAACTCCTCGTTCAGCTTGCGGGACGCATCGCCGGTGGACACCGGCGTGGGATTGCGCCCGTCGAGTGTCCGGCGCAACTTCAGTGCGGCCTGAGCCAGCTCTGCGGCCTCCTCGGCCAACCCCGCCAGCAGCTCGCAGCAGCCGAGCAGAGTGTTAATGCCGGTGATTTCTGCGCCCCAATCTTCGAGCGCCTTTTCGATGGGCTTGTCGTACTCAATCGTTTCCATAGCTAAACTCCTTTGCAAAATTGAAAGGCCCGCATTTCTGCGGGCCTTTCAGCGTATAGGCAAATTCAGCTATCTATCTTGATAACCAAAAAAGGAGAAAGCGAAAAAAC